TATAACTTCACTTTCGTCACAAACCAAGGGTTGTGTCAATAGTTCAGTTGTTGTTTTAGCAGCTATGTCTTTTTGTTTAAACAAGCTGAATATTGTACCACCAGAATTAACTAATGTCACTGTAATCTCGCACGCGTTGCTCGCATCATCATTCGATACTATAAAAGATTTGACTACAGACACTGTTTCTGCAGGGACTGTATATAGTGTAGTTAGATCTGTGGTAGTTAAATCTACTTTTGAATTTTTGTATCTATTTGCCATTTATCCTAAAAACCATGTTTGCTGTTGTTGGTCATCTTTCACGCTTTGCTGATAAGTTGTGTTTAGTTGTTGTATTATAGTTGCAATACTTCTGTTAATTTGTCTTTGTGTACTGGTATCATACTTATCTTTTGGTTCTGGTATATCTACTATAATTTTTGTCATTATCTACCTCCATCTGGTTTTACATCCAGGGCAAGTGTGCCGTATCTCCAAGCTTCATTTACCGCTGTGTTTGCTATCTTTACGTTTACAAAACGACCTCTTGCTCTTGTATCTATTTTTGTTGTGCTTGATGTTATAGTAAAAGGACTATGTGTAGATGACGATTCTGTAGAAGACGGAAAATCTTTTACAGATAAAGTTACTGCTGCATTACCATTTAAGTTTTTAAAATCAGGTATAAACCTACCTACCGAAACAAACTTACTAGCTGTGCCTTCTTGACCCTGTAGATCAAAATCGTAAGATTGTAAGTTAGATGTAATTGTAGTAACAGTACCATCTTCGTTTGTTTGATCTGTGCCTACTTCGTGTTGAAAATATTTTGTTTGTCCAAGACCACTTTCACCAAGTAATACAGGAAAGGTACCTGTGCTGGTTGTGTCAAATTTTGTAGCATATGGTTTTTCATATACTTTACTATCCATCCACGAGGTTCTTGATTCTGTATGCATTGCCCAAATACCACCTGGAACCTCAGCTGATTCTGCATAATTGTAAGATACCGCTCTACTGTTAAAATCTGTATTTGCCGGATACCACCAAGTTATTTCTGTGAATAAACTTGTTGTCCTTTTGTTGTATCAAAATTATCAAACACTTCGTCTTCTACTGAGCATGGTAATGTTTTAACTGTACCATCATAGTATAAAAATCCTTTTGATGTCATCCAATATGCAACACCATCTACCACCACAGCTGCATTCTTGCCAATCAAACCACAGTTAGTGCCAACTTGTTCTACTCCAAAAACAAACGGCTGACCTACATTTCTAACTGTATACAAAGCATTATCTGTCCAAACTAATATGTCTTCTTTTCTTTGTAATGCTCCTATTATTTTTGTGCCATCTTGCAATCGCAATGTACCTGCCGTGTTAGTAGAACTAGGTGTAAATGTATTTATATCTTCTGATGCTGAAAAACGTATAAACATATCATCTTGTGTAGACGCTGTGCCTATGGTTGTTTCAGTGCCAAGATGTATCAAGTGTCTAGTAGTAGGTGATATAAGCGTCAATCTTGACGCTGTTGGATTATTGCTTGTTGCAAAATTAGTTGTAGATTTTGACGCTCTTACTGTAGTTGGTGTAGTTGCCCCTGCATTCCAAGTAAAAGTTTCACCGTTTGCAATTGTTGCTACTAACACTTCACCAAAATTTGTAAGTGACCAAAGACCTGGTTCTAGCGTTGTTTGATTTGCCGGAACTGCAACACCCCAACCGCTGTAATCAGATGCGTTTGTAACTGTAGCACCATTAGCGTGTGTTGTAGCACTCGTGCCATTTGTGCCTCTTGTTAGTCCTGTTAAATCGTTACTAGACTTACCAGAGTATGTTATTAATTCAGTGCCAATAAGTATTGTGCCGGATGTTGGAAAAGCAGCTCCACTCGTAAGAGTTAAAGTTGTATCACTATTACTAAATGTGCCACCCTCATTTATTGTTGATGTAACAGCTCCAGCAAGATCACCACCCCAAGGACCCACACCCCAACCATATCCGTATGTTTGTTTCTGTGGTCCAACCTTTGTGTATACTTCAAGTGTTGTTGAGCCACCAGTTGATACAGTTGCACCTGCCGCAGCACTTGATGTTATTGTAAATGTTTTAGGACTAGGAACTGTATTGACCATAAACTTTGCGTCTTCAAAGTTTGACGCACTAAGCCCCGTTCCACTAGGCAAGGTTACAGAGTCAAGTAGAATTATATCACCTACCTCTAAAGTATGTGCTGAACCTGTAGTAACTGTAACTGCAGTTGATTCGTCTGTAGTTGCAAGTGTACAACTGGTTTGTCTAAGACCTGCATCAAAAGGAGATATATCAAACAACTGTCCTTCAAAGTATAATAATAAAAATTTATCGGTGCCAAGTGCAATGTATCTGTTGCCTGTTGTATCTACAAATGAATGTTGATTTCTAACAACACCAACAATACTTTCATTTACTAATGATGCCCAACCACCAACTTTTTCTGGTAAGCCATATCTAAAACGCACATTGTCACTATCAATCCAACGGTTCTCTGCACCTTTGGTTGTGTTTTGTTTATCTATTCCAGGTATAATATCGAAGTTGATAAGAGCCATGTAAACCTCTTATGTTCCAGCAAAATGCTTCTTGACCCAACCTTTTGTTGAATTTGCGTATACAAGTGTAAAGCTTTGTCCGTTTGTACTAACAGTTAAATCACTGGCGCTACCTTGTATGGGCTGACTGTTTCTACCAATAGTCAAATTGTTAGAGTTAAAACTAAGTTTGCCGTCTAAGAAATGCACTTCATTACCAACAGCAGGACTCGCTGGTAGTGTGACTGTAACAGCAGCCGCACTTGTATCTACAATAACTTGATCGCCGTTTACAGCTGTGTATGCACCTGTTGTGGTTACATAACCTTTTTGTGTAATACCTGTAATTACGTTTGTGCCATCAACAATCACAAGCATCGTAGATCCAACAGGCATAGTTACACCTGTGCCTGAGCTTGTTTTAATTGTTACGGTATAATGACTCGAGCTTCTAGTTGTGCCATCGACTACTAAATATGTTTTTTCGCAAGAGTCTGGAAATATCAAACTTCTGTTTGCTGATAATGTGCCTGTAAGTTTTATAACTTTGTTACGACCATCTGATGCTGAACCATCACTAATAGCTGGTGTTTGGTTGCCTGATGCTAAACTCAACTCAACATAGCCACCTACAGCTTGTTCTACTAAATCAAGGTTTGTATTAGTAACTGTACCCCATAAACCGGCCTTCTCACCGGTGGTCATTTTTTCAAGTTTTAGTGATGTAGAAAATGATGATGCCATAATTACTTATATCCTATGCTGCTACGTTTGTCCATGTTTGGCTAGCGTTCAAGTTTATATCATTCCAAGTGACAACACCAGCGCTAGTTGTTGTTATTGTAATTGAGCTACCAGTAGGTACTACCACACAATCTGCTGTAATAGTGACCGTTCCAGTGCTTGCAGTAACAAGGTTAGTGCCAGGTATATTAATTGAACCAGCTTTATAATTACCTGTACCTGCAGAGACAGTTACCGAATTACCTGTTAAAGAAACAGTAGCTGCTGCGGTAATTGTGGTATCACCGATACTTGCTGTTACGCCGCTACCGTCTACAGTTACAACCGCTCCAGCTGTTACTGTTACAGAGCCTGTAGCACCTGTAACCGCGTTGCCCGTTACTTGATGCTCGGCAACACCTGTAATTGTAACGTCACCTATAGATATAGTTGACGAGTTACCTGTTACGGCAGCAAATGTTTCATCGTTACCTAGCGCTCCAAAACCGGATACTGCGAAAGGTTTAACTCCGAACATTAGCTATCGCTCAATGTGCTTACATCAAAACTTGCATCAGTTGTTTCAACAGGTGCAGTAGCTATATAAACACCATACTTTTTGTTGAACATATCATCCCAATGGTCTTTGTCCATAAGGGTCAACAGCTCAGCTTTGGTATACTTATCAGGTGCCTTTGATGGTATGTCAATCTTTTCAGATTTTTCAAATGTGTGTAAAAAATCAGCTTTGCCTGTTGCGGCTAAAGTGTATTTATACTGTACTCTCCATTCAATCACATTACCATCAGCGTTCTTTTTTGGTATTGCTGATACCCATGCTTTTGTTGCGTCATCTGCGTGTGACATTATTTATCCTCCTTTAATTTATTTACTTCTTTTGATAATTCTTTTACCGCATTTATTAAATACCAAGTTAAATTATCAGCGTCTAATGTTTTAACGCCTTGACTAGTTTCAGTAATTAAATCTGGTAAAATTTCTTCTATCTCTTGTGCAATAGCACCTAGTTGAGTGCCTTCTTTTTTTACAACTGCTGATTTAGGATTATCAAAATCAGTAATTTCTTCTAGAGTTCTATATTCAAAGTTTCTTACTCGTATTTTATTTATAGCATCTAAGCCTGTGTTATTGTCTTTAATATTTTTCTTAATGCGTATATCAGAAGTTTGTGACCAAGATGTAGAGTTATTACCCTGATAAACACCACCACCATTAGGGTTAATAAATCCTGTGTTATCACCTTTACTGGCCTCAGAAGCACTTGCTAAAACTATAGAATTTCCTGTACCTGAAGCGGCAGAACTTATCTTTTCACCTATAAATATATTATTAGCACCTGTTGTTAAGGATGTACCAGCATTACCAGAATTTTGCCCTATCATAACATTACCCTGTCCTGTAGTAATACTGCCACCAGCACTTTCTCCAATACAAACTGAATCAGTTCCAGTAGTAATGGCACTTCCAGCAGCATAACCAACAGCAGTACAACTATCAGCTGAAGTAATTGCATCACCTGCAAAGTTACCTACAGCTACGTTGTATTCTCCACCAGCTACAGAACCACCTAAAGCATCAGCACCTATTGATAAATTGTTACTTTCTGTATCATAACCATCACCAG